GACCTTGTCGCTCCAGCGGTCGCGGGCCGTCAAAAGCAGCACGGGCATGGCCTTGCCGTCGGCGCGCCATTTTTCCAGCACGGTGATCCCGTCCATTTCCGGCAGGCCGATATCGAGGATGATGGCGTCGTAGGGCTCGGTATCGCCGAGATAATGGCCTTCCTCGCCATCGAAGGCCTGGTCCACCACGTAGCCTGCCTCCTTCAATGCCTCGCTGAGCTGTCGGCTCAGGTTGACGTCGTCCTCGACCACCAGGATTCGCATGCGCCCTCTTTCTATCAGCAATCCCCTCGCCGGGCCGGCTGGCCCGACGGTCTTACATCGGTACGCGTACCGTCACCTTGCGCGGCCGGGCATTGTCCTTGCCCGGCACCAGCACGGTCACCACGCAGCTGTCGCCGCTCGGCTCCGCCGAAAGCAGTTCACCGCCCGTCTGCGACACCACCTGCGCAGCCGCATTGCTGCAGTCGCCGGAAACCGAGACGACATCCCGCTGGACACCCGCATCGAACGGGACCGGGTGCATCAGGCTGGCCGCAAGTGCGGTTATGAGAATTGGCGAAGCCATCGACATACTTTCAGGTGCTCATCAGTGTGACGCAAGCAATAAACGATCCTCGCTGAATGGCAAATGAATGCCGGACAGACTTTCTGCAAAGCGTCATCCAACGCGCCGGCGTGCCGAAAGGCGGCCAATCAGCGCCACGAGCCCGCCCAAAACGCCGACCGCGGCTACGATCAGGTCGGCAAGTTCGCCCTCGTCGCCCGCCGTTATCTCGATCCCGAGAGCGTGGGCGAAGGAGGCGAGAATCGCGATCAGAGCGCCCCAGACGGTACGCGACTGATACCAGGCTTTCACGTCGTTCATGGTCTTCTCCTAGAGGTTCAGGGTTGCTTGCGCGGCGATGCCAAGCGGAATGGCCCGCCCGAGCTGGTGCACGCGAATGGTGATTGACGCCTGCGCGGCACCGAAATCGGCAAGTTCGCTGGCGGATGGATAAAGGCAGGCCGGCGCCGTCACCTCGAAGCGCCGCACCACCGTGGAACCGGAGAGGATATCGAGGCGATAGGCCTCGTTCGGCTCGTCGAGCGGGATCTCCGTCGCAAGCCAGGTGTCCGAATCGATCCGCCCGCGCCTCGTCCATGTAAAGCGCGCTGCGCCGTCCGATCCCCGCTCGCCGAGCAAATGCACCGGGGCAAGCGGCGTCAGCGCCCGTTCGCCACCGGCAAAGGCATAAGGACCCGCCTGCCCCTGCGACGCACCCACCGCATCGACGATCCAGTTGGCGAGCCGCCCCACCTCCTCGACATCGAGCCCGAGCGGCCGCACCGTTTCGTCCAGCACCACCGCTTGCGCATCGGATGAATGCCCCGAGATCATCGCGTCTTCCGTGCCATGCAGGGCGCGTAGCAGACCCGATAGCCGCCAGCGGGCCGGGGCGATTTCGCTCGCCTGTTGGAAGCCGATCACCTCCCATGCCCCGTTGCCGCCGCGCACAGCGATCCGGTTCGCGCCGTTGAGCACGCTCACCATATCGGCCGAGGCGAGCTCACCGCCCGGCAGATCGAGGACGATGACATTGGAGAGGTCGAACAGTCCCACCGGCCCGGGCGCAAACGGTTCGACGAGCCGGCCGATGCGTGCCGGCCGGTCCAGCCGCGCCCGCGGCCTGAACCCTTCCAATCCTTCGGAACTCGAGAGGACCATAGCGCGCCACGGCTTGGCATAGGCCGCGGCGCGCGCGAAATCCTGCGCGCTGCCGGAGCCGAGAACCGGCAGGTCCAGCAGAACGATTTCGGGCGCGAAGGCATCCGATGGGCCCGGACCGTTCACGGGCTCCCCGCCCCCCTCGCCCAGCGTCGGCGCGCCGTTGTCGCCGGCGGCGATCGCCCGTGCTTCCACCTCGCGCACCAGCCCGTCGGTGATGTCGGTGATCAGGAAGCGGCCGGCCGGACCGGCCGTCAGCCGCACGACATCGCCGGGCGTGACACCGAGCGCCGTCGGCGGCAGACGAAATGTCACGCGACGCTGTGCGGCCCGGTGATCGCGCAAGGCCGTCTCGACCGCCGAGGCAGCCGCCCCCGCATGTAGCACGGCCGGCAGGCCGAGCCGCAGCACCCGGTCGGTGTCGCCGGCCATGCGTCGCGAGCGTGTCGTGGCATGCGCATAGGCGCCGGCATCGTCGAAATGATCGAGGATCGCTTCGCCGGCGAATTCGCTGATATGCGCGCGGCTTTCCTCGAACAGCGCCTCGTCCGGCCGCTCGGCGAGCACATCGAGATCCTCGGGCGGCAGCGCGGATTTCAGCCGCGACCGGAAGGTCAGCCGCCCGTTTGCCTCCAGCGCGTCGATCTGGAATGCCGCCATGATCGGCTCGATCATCGCCCGCGCCGAAGCCTGTTCGCCTTGCACGAAGCCCGGCAGGTCACCGGAAACCCCCGACACGTCGAAATCTTCGAAACCATGGTCGCGCAGGATGGCGGCGATGACATCGGCGACGGTGCCGGTACCCAGCCGCCCGCTCAGCCAGTGACCGCGCTGCCAGTTGCTTCCGTCGGACCAAAGCCCGGTTTTCTGCGGGAAGGCCGGATACGGCCGCGCGTCCCAGGTCCACAGGAAGATGCGGCCGGTATCCACCATGCCCGGCTCCGGGCCCGCACCCTGCCACCACCCGTGATGCGCATCGAGGAAACGGCGCTGGATCGAATCTGCGCGCGCGCCACCCGAATGATAAGGCAGCGCATTTTCCGCGCTTTTCGGATCGACGAACACGTTCGGCTGGTTGGCGCCCTTGTCCACGGCCGGGCAACCCAGCTCCGTGAACCAGACCGGCTTGGAGCGCGGCACCCAGGCGGTCGGGCTGGCAAGCTCGACACCACCGGGGCCGCGCTCATAGTGGCGGTTCGCCCACCAGCTTTCGATATCCTTATATCGGAACACCCATGGCTTGCCGGCCATGCCGTCGGTGATCGGCGTGCGGCTGCGCGCCCGGCGGTCCGCGGCGCTGGCATAATACCAGTCGAAACCCTCGCCGCTCCTGATATGGGCACGCATCGCAGCCACGTCTTCCGCATGGCGGAAGTCGTCCGGGTTGCCTGTGACCGTGTCGCCATCCTGCCAGTCGGAAAGGGGCATATAGTTGTCGATGCCGACGGCGTCGATGGCAGGCGAGGCCCAGAGCGGATCGAGGTGATACCGCACCTCGCCGCTGCCATCCGACGGCTGGAAACCGAAATACTCGCTCCAGTCGGCGGCATAGGTGATCTTCGTGCCGGTACGCAGCACCGCACGCACGTCCGCCGCCAGATCGCACAAGCCGTCGACAAAGGGAAAGCGCCCGGCCGCATCGCGCAGCCAGGTCAGGCCGCGCATTTCCGAACCGATAAGAAAGCCATGCACGCCGCCCGCCACTTCCGCCAGATGCGCGTAGTGCAGGATGAGCCTGCGGAAACCGCTGTCGCCTGAAGGTCCCGTAACCGTCTCGCCCGATATGGAGAAATGGCCGGCCTGGGCGTTGCCGATGAATGCCTGCACCTGGCTGCGCGCGGCATTGGTCTTGTCCGCACCGGGCGGATAACAGGTGATGCGGCCGCGCCACGGATAAGGCGCCTGTCGGGCCGCGCCATAGGGGTCCGGCAGGGTATTGTCGGCGGGAACGTCCATCAGGAGAAAGGGATAGAGATAGACCTCCAGCCCCCGCGCCTTCAGATTGCGGATCGCTGCGATCACCCCGGCATCGGACGGCGTGCCCCCGTAGGCAGGCGAGCCGCCGTTGCGGCTCACCACATGGGCGTTGCCCCGCGCAATGCCCGAAACGCGCCAGGGACGCGTTTCCTGCCCGCGCGCGAAAACCTCGACGCCCGGCACGATCCGGCACTGGCCTGCCCGCAGGTCCGTGCCGAACCAGCCCACCACCAGCCCGACCCGTTTGAGGTTGGGGCACAGGGCCTGCAATTCGTCGATGGAGGCCTGCCAGTCGGTGGAGGCGGTCAGCGTGTTGCGGTTGACATGGCGTGCCGAGCCGTTGCCGAAATTCTCCGTCACCAGCCCGGGATCGTAACCGTGCTCGCTCGAGCCGGGAATGATCGTTACCGCGCGGATATCGGTTTCCAGCGCGCCGACCGGCCGCAGCACCTCGAATTGCAGCACCGGCAGGCGGTTGCCGTAGCTGTCGAGCGGCAGCCGTTCGAAAACCGCATAGGCGAGCCCGCGATAGGCCGGCGTGTTGCCGGCACCCTGCTTGGCCTCGATCAGCGGATCGGGCTGCTGCGTGCGCGTGCCCTTGTGGATGCGCATCTCGACGGAGCGCAGGTCGAGTTCGCGGCCGTCGGCCCACACGCGACGCACCGCCGCAATCGGCCCCTCGCAGATGCCGACCGCAAGGTTCGCATAGTAGCGATAGGTTTCGACGCGCGGCCCGCGGCCCTTGCCGCCCTGCCGCTCGACTGTCACCTCTTCCTCGAAGCGCGTCGCCCAGATCAGCGTGCTGCCCACCCGCATGGTGCCGTAGACGCGGCCGATCGCCGTGCCCTCGTCGGCGCCCGGCAGGCGCGCGTCGCCCAGCCGCGGGCCGGTGATCGTCTTCGAACCGTTGATGAGGGATCGGTCGACGAGGGAGCCCGCAAGCGCGCCCACGGCGCGGCCGACAATGGCGCCGACAGGCCCGAACACGCCGCCGAGGGCGGCACCCGCCGCCTGGAAGAGAATGGTCGCCATGGATCAGGAAAGCTCCGGAAAACGGAAGACGCCGGCAATGCGCCGGCGCCAGGAAGGAATGAGCGGCGATTCGATCACCGCCGCCTGCTCATAGGCATGAATGAAGCGCGCATCGGGTGCGGCGATGCCGGCATGCTTGGCTGCCGCCCCTTCCTGCCATCGGAAGATCAGAAGATCGCCCGGCTTGAGCGTCGAGATGGGCAGCGGCGGCCCGCAGTGCCGTGCGGCGGCGAGCAGCAACCGCTCCTCGCCGGCCCGCTCCGCCCAGTCCGGCGCATAGGGTGCCGGCACCTCCGGCTCGGCGCCGTAAAGTTCGCTCCAGACGCCGCGCACCAGCCCGAGGCAGTCGCAACCGACGCCCTTCAGCGATCCCTGATGCCGGTAGGGCGTACCGATAAAACCGCGCGCCACGGCCACGACCCGGTCGCCGAAATTGTCAGCCATAGAGCGGCCTCCCGTCATGCACCGTCTGGCCGTCGGCATAGCCGTAGCTGAAATCGCTGCCCGGCATATGGGGAAAACCCTGAAAATTCAGCCGGTTGTTGAACTTCGCCTTGCAGGTGGAAAAGCGCTTGTCGCAGCCGGCCGTCACTTGCAGCGTGTCGCCGGCCGCCACGCCCGCCGCCATGGGCAGCCAGAGCGTGAGAGAATCGGCGCCGGCACCTTTGCCGTGATCCTCGATATCGGCCGACAGCCCGGCCGCGGCCCCGCTGGTGAAGGAAAGCACGCCGTAGCGGAAGAAGCGCTCCGCAAAACCCGAGAGGCCGGTCACCTCGATGTGCATATCATCAGTGACCGCGCTGACCGTCGCGGTCGCGCGGTAGGCGGCAAGATTGACGCCGCAGCGCGCATCGCCCAGCACGGCGTCGCACTGGCGGCCATAGATACGGCCCTTCACCTGATCGAGCTTGTGCGTGAGGCGCCGAAGCTCGGCGCGGAAAAGCCCGCCCTCGCGGCGCACTTCGCCAAGCTCGGCGGTGCGCAGGAGAAGCCGTTGACCGGTCTCCTGCCAGTTGACCAGGAAGACTTCGACCTTCGCGCCGTCATAGCGCCCGGCCGACAGGTCCTCAGCCGTGATCGCATCCGCCGAAAAGCCGCCGGAGACATCGCCGCCTTCGGCGGAAAGGCTGTTGCCGTCCTCCGTCTCGCTCGCCTCGAAGCCGCTCGCCGCAAGATAGGCGAGGCCGTCGAATTCAAGGTCGCGGTCGTGATCGGTGAAGCCGAGAACGACGCCGTCGCGGCGCACGACGCGCCAGGCATTGCAAACCGTCGTCGCCTCGCCGTCGAGATGGGCCTTTAGTCCTGCCGGGATTGTCCTCATGGCCTGATCTCCACCAGCGGAATGGAGGGGATGCGGCCCGCATTGAACTGCGCAAGGTCGATATCGATGCGGTCGGTATCGAAACGCACCGGCACGTCGAATTCGAAACCCGCCCGCACCGCACCGGCAGACGGGATCTTGTCCGGCTTGAAGGTCAAGAGACCCGCCGCGTGGTTGACCACATAGTCTCCCGTCGGCACCACCGCACCCGCCACCGAGACCACCACCGTGCCCACCACGGGTTTCTCGATCGGCCGCACCGTCTCGCCGCCCGCATCCGCATAGCGCTTCACCAGCCGAAACATCGCCGTCGTCCCGTCCGCGGTGCCGAGCAACTGATCGGTCGCGCTCACGGTCGCGCCGGGCGCACAGGACTTGTGGTCAACGGGATCGCGGAAGCGGAACCCGTTGAACTGCCCCGCCCGCGCCTCGAAGAAATTCAGCACCGCGTAGAGATCGTCCACGGAGCGCACGCCAGAGCCGGCGTCATAGCGCCGGCGCGCGTCCTGCCAGCGGCGATTGCGGTTCTCCCGGCCGTTGGAAAGGCTGACGATATCAGTGCGCCTGACAGGCCCGCCGCTCGTACCGAGCGCGACCCGCAAGGGAAACCGCACATCATGAAATCCCGCCATCTCGATATCTCCATAAATAGGGCTGCCCTTCATCCGCCTCCCGGTACCTCGCGCCGGGATCAGGGAGACGAAGATTGCACCAACGCCATCGCCAACCGTGGGCGTCGGCGATCTGGGAAACTCAAGCCCATTCTCCCCGCCTGCGGGGAGAATGTCCCGGCAGCGGATGAGGGGCCTGCACGACCTCACAAACGCTCACAAACTCCGCTGCCCGCGCCCCACCGCACGCGTCAGCATGGCGGCAATCTGTCCCTCGGATTTGCGGAAGCTCGCCGCGTCCTGCGTTGTCACGTTGAAGACGATCTGCCCTGCACCACCCCCGCCGGCGGCAACGCCAAGCGAACCGTCCGGCCCCCGCTTCAGCGGAAGGATCGCTTCCGCGCCCGCCTCGCCCATCAGTCCCAGTCCGCCTCCGCTGCCGAAATAGGTCGGCGCAGAAACGACACCGCCCTTGGCGAAGGGCGTCGCGCCGCCGAGCAGGTTGGAAATGCCTGACGACAGCAGCCCTTCCAGCGGCTTCAGGCCCACCGAAAGTGCGATGTCGCTCATGCGCAGTGCCAACCCGCGCAGCACGCTGTCGAGCCCGCGCCCGTCCACCACTGCGCCCTTCAGCGCCGAGGTCAGTGCAAAGCCGAAGGAGCGCGAACGCGCCTCCAGATCATCGAACACGTCCGTCAGCGCCTCGGCCTGCTGCCGCGTGTCGGCAAGCGAGGCGGATCGCGCATTGTCGTCCGAAGTCGCCATGTTTCACTCCATCTCGTCGGGAAAGGTCTGCATCAGGGCGGTCAAAGCCCCGCGCCCCGGCACCACCGCGGAGGGCCGCAGCAGGCCGAGCGCAAAGCCCAGCTCGCGCGGCGTCATCGCCCAGAAATCACGTGCGGAAAGCCGCATGCGGCACAGCCCGGCGTGCAGCACCGCCTCCCAGGGGAAGGCTGGTGCCGTGCCGGACGCGCCGGATGCGGCTCTCAAGGGTTTTCGCTTTGCGCCGCCCCGCCGAAGGTTGCCTGCAGCAGTTCGGCGGCGATGCGCGCGAAGCCCGCAAGCCCGTCCGCAACCGCCATGGCCGCCACCTCCTCGTCGCTAAAAAGGTTGCCGCCGCCGCGCAGACCGGCACCAATAATGCGGATCAGATCGTCCGCCTTCAGCCGTCCCGACGAAAAGCGCTCGGCAAGCCCGGTAAGGCTGTCGACGGCAAAGGCCGTTTCCAGTTCGGCGAGCGCGCCGAGCGTCAGGCAAAGCACCCGCCGCTCGCCGTCGAAGTCGGCCTCGATCTCGCCGCGATGCCGGTTCGCCCGCGCGCCCATCACACCACCTCAAAGGTCAGTTGTCCCGCAGATTCCAGCGCGAGCTCGAAGACCACCTCGCCGTCATGCGCGCCGGAATATTCCAGCGCCGCGATCTGGAAGGCGCCGGAGACCTTGCCGAAATCGGGGATCACCATCTGCCATGGCACGATCGTGCCGGCAAAGAACAGCGAGCGCACCAGCGCGTCCGATGCCTGGTCCTTGAAGATACCGCTGCCGGAAACGGCCGCGCGCTGCACGCCCGCCCCGCCCAGCAGCTCCCGCCAGCGTCCCGCCGATTCGGCGTCCGTCACGTCGACGAGCTGCGTGTTGAACGACAGCCGCTTGGAGCGCAGCCCCGCGACCGTCGCGAAGCCCGTACCGTTATCGACTTTGAGCAGCAGATCCCGCCCCTTCTGTGCCACCATGGCCCGATCCTTTCCATGAAACGTTGTTAGAGAACGGGCTCCGTCACGGCCCGAAAGCGCATTTCGGCGCGGTGGAAGCGCGACTTGCCGTCCCGCCGCAGCTGCGTGTCGCGGTGCAGCAGCAAAACGAGGTGATGGCCATCCAGTGCGAGCGGCGCGTCATGCAGGGCGGCGTGAACCGCCGCCACGATGGCCTGCACAGTCTTGTGCCCCGCCGCCTCGCTCCAGGCCTCCAGCAGCACCGTGTGCTGCTCGCCCGGCTCGCTCGCCGTCGAATGATCGGTGCTATCGATGCCGGCAATCACCACCAGCGGCGCCGCCGGCTGGGAAAGCCTGCGGTCGGTAATACCATCGGGGCCGACCAGCCCCGTCAGCGTCGCATCGGCGGAAAGCCGCCCGAAGATCGCCTTCTGCAAGGCCGATGCCGCGCTCATGGGCTCATCTCCTCGCAGTCGCAGAGCGTGTAGCGCCCCGTCTCGTCCGGATCGCGGAAGGCGACGAGCGCGAAGATGCGCGCACCCTTGCGCAGCCGCATGCCGCCGTTGAGATCGCCGCGCGCACGCAGCCAGATGCGGTGCGTCACCCGGCGTTGCAGCGCGCCGGCTGCCTCACTGAGGCCAGCCGATACCGGCTCGATGCGCGCCCAGAGCGTCGCGAGCGCGGCGAACCCGGTCTCCACGCCACCCTGCCCATCCGATGTCTCCACGGGGCGTTCCAGCACCAGCCGCACGCTCAGCGCGCCGGGATCGATGGGTTTCGTCATCACAGCCTCCGCAGGCGATGGGGTGCCACGAGACGGTCGTAGCCTTGCGGCACCGCGCCCGGCTGGTCGTCCAGCGAGACGACGCCGCGCAACTCGAACATCACCGCCACATGCAGCAGCAGCGCCCGCTTCAGCGTATCGGGCACATCCGCGCCGCTCTCACCGAAACCGGCGGTGAAATCGATCTCGATGCCGTTCAGCGCTCGTCTGGTCTCCGGGCGATCCGGCAGGACAAGCCGCGCGGGCCGGGCGGTCCCGTCGAGCACCGCGCCTGAAAGCGCCACCTCCACAGGATCACCCAGTTCATCGTAAACCGTTACGGTTTCAATGGTTTGCACCGGTCCTCTGGCAATCTGAATCACCTGGCCGTCCGGCCAGTCATCGAGATAGAGCCTCAGCGTCCGCGTGATGAGGCAGAGCCCCGTCTCGCTTTCCAGATGGTCGCGGGCGGTGCGGATGATCGCGGTGAGCAGCGCATCCTCGTCGTCGGTCTCCAGGCGCAGATGCGCCTTCGCCTCGGCAAGCGTGATCGGCTCGGCCGCGGGCGGCAGAAGTTCGGCAATGGTCATGGTCGTCCTCTTGCGGTGAAAGGGATGCGGGCGCGGCCGGGAGGAAGAGCCGCGCCCGCCGGCACCGGCGGCAGGGGACAACCGCCGATGCGAGAAGAATGGAGGAAGGAAAGCAGCGCCCCGCGACCCCCTCTCCCCGCAGGCAGGGAGAGGGAGCGGATACGCTGGCGACCGAGACCTCAGTTCGCCGCGAACTTCACCAGCTTGATCGCCTCGAAGTTCTGCACGCCACCGCCCACGCGCTTGGTCGTATAGAAGAGGACGTAAGGCTTGGCGGAATAGGGATCGCGCAGCACGCGAACGCCCGTGCGGTCGACGACGAGATAGCCGGCGCGGAAATCGCCGAAGGCGACGGAGAAGCTGTCGGCCGCCACGTCGGGCATGTCCTCGGCCTCGGCGATGGCAAAGCCCATCAGCGAAGCCGCCTGGCCCGGCGTTGCCGGCGGGCGCCAGAGATAGTTGCCGTCGGCATCCTTGAACTTGCGGATCGCACCTTGCGTCTTGCGGTTCATCACGAAGCTCGCATTCTGCCGGTGCCCCGCCTTCAGGGCATAGATGGTGTCGATCAGCGTGTCGGACGGACCGCTCGCCTTGAACGCGCCGGCCGCCCCCGTGGCGATATAGCCGATATTGCCCCAACTCCAGCCGGCGTCCGCCACGTTGGTATAGCTGAGGAAACCCTTCGGCTTGTTGGTCCCGTCACCGGAAACGAAGGCGGTTCCCTCCTGCTCGCCGAAGACGATGTCCACCTCCGAGGCGATCCAGCTTTCCACGTCCACCGCCGCATCGTCGAGCAGGGCCGCCGTCGCCGCCGGCATGGCGTAGAGCTCCATGGTCGGGAAGGAGAGCTCGGCAAGCTGCGCCGTGCCGGTCTGCGGACGCGACGCCGTTTCGGACACCCAGCCGGAGGCCATGCCCGATGTGGCAAACGGCTTCTTCAGCACCGCGCCCGAAACCTGGCGCACCGTGGCGAGCGCCCGGATCGGCGAAGCGGCGGAAAGCCGGCGGGCGATTTCCGTGTCGGTCTCCGGCGGCACGAGGTAACCGCCGTCCGCCGCCGAGCCGACGGACATGGCCTTTTCGTCCAGCGCGCGCAGGGCGCTTTCATCGCCGCGTCGCATATAGGCGGAGAATGCCGCCTTGTGTTCGGCCGCTTCCAGGCTCACAGCGCCGCTGCCGCCAAGCGCCGGCCGCGCCTTCTTCAGCGCCAGCTGGTCGAGCACGCGCTTGTGGTCGTCCATGGCGCGGTTGATGCGGTCTACCTTCTCACGGGTCACCACATCGCTGGTCAGTTTCTGCTCGATCTCGCCGAGCCTTCGGTCGTTGGTCTCCTTGAAGGATTCGAAGGCCTCCATGAAGTCGTCGAAGGCGGCGGTCATGGTTTCCGGCACGGCCTTGATTTCCGGCGCGGTCTTCGGTGTCTGCGTCATGTCGTGCTGTGCTCCTGTTAGCGTTGCATCATCATCCGGGCCGCCCGGCGCATGGTGCGCACGAGCTCCGTTTCCTTGTCGCGGAACCACCGCGCATTCTTCACGTTCGACACCCGCGCCGAAGGCAACATGGGAAAGGTGACGATCGAGATTTCCCAGAGATCGGCCTCGAGGATGCGCCGCACGCCGCTCGAGCGGTCGGTCCTGGAGCGCACCGTCTGGAAGCCGATGGAAAGGCCGTCGAGCGCGCCCGACTTCATGAGGTTCAGCACCTCGCGGGCCCGCGCCACGCCGGGTGAGAGCACGCCCTCGACATAGAGCCCGCGCTCGTCCTCGCGGATGGTGCGCCAGCGCCCGATGGGCTCGGCCGGATCGTGCTGGAACAGCATTCGCACGCCAGACGCGCCGCGCCTGGTGAGCGATTGCACGAAGGCACCGGGCGCAATCGCGTCCTTGCTTAGGTCCACCTCGCCGAACAGGCTGGCATAGCCCGAAAACGCCCCGTCGCCGGAAACGCCGGCGAGCGTCAGATCGGCATACTTCTTCGTCCGCCAGACCGGCAGGTCGTCGGTTGTCATTGGTTGCTCCGATGTGAAAGGAGGATTTGGAATTCGGCGGCCGCCAGTAGGGTCGCCACGCGAGCGTCCGATCCACGGCCTACTGCCTTGCCTACGGGCTACTTCCCACGCGCTACTGCCTCATCCGCTCCGCCACCCGCGCCAGCACGCCCAGCCCCCACCAGGCCGAGAGGCTCGCCGCGGCCGACCCGGTCAGCAGCACTTCCACCGGCCCGAGATAGCTTGCGATGCCCAGGCGAACGGCAATCCACAGCCCGGCCGGCCCGCCGAAGACAAGCCCGCAGGCCAGGCCGGTGAAGAACCGGCACGCCGCCTCACGGCGGCTTTTCGGCAAGAGATAGATCAACGAGACGGCGGCACCCGCCGACGCCCCGACCAGACGGGCCGTCCACAGCCCGCCATCGTTTCCGAAGTCAGCCATTGTTAAGCCTTTCAGATTATTATGAAAATCCAGAAGCATCGGCCAAACGGCCGAGAACACGCCGGCTTCTCTGCGGCGGGCGCGGGAAACGCTGAGTCTTTTGAATCCCTTGGCGCGCTTTCCTCGAAATCCGATTCAACGCGTTCAGATGTTGAGTCCGGAAGGCGGAAAAAGATTCAGCTTTCCCAGGCAACGATCTGTTTCTCTGGCGTTTTCGGGAGATACCCCTCTGCCCTGCCGGGCATCTCCCCCACAAGCAGCGAGATTGGATGGGGTGATGCTTCGGTTATCTCCAGCGTTTCGGAGTGAGCACCCCTTTAGCATCTTGCCGATCTCTGCCCTTGTGGAGGAGATGTTCAGCAGGACAGAGGGGGGGGTGCACCGCACCTTCAATACCCCACCGCCCGCCGCTTCTCCTCGTCCGTCAGGAAGCCGGCCGCGCCCACGCGCGCCCACAGTTCGGAGCGCTCCGCGGCAAGGCCGCTCACCTGGTCGAGGTCCGGCACCAGTCGCAGCGCGGCCTCGCCTTCCTCGGAAAACCAGTTGGCGAAGGCGGCGGCTGTGCGGCTCACCAGCGGCAGCACCGTCAGCCGCCAGAAGGCGCGGTTGGCCTCCTGGTAGTTGGCATAGGTCGCGTCGCCGGGCACGCCGATCAGCATGGGCGGCACGCCGAAGGCGAGCGCGATATCGCGCGCCGCGCCGTTCTTGGCCTCCACGAAATCCATCTCACGCGGCGAAAGCCCCATCGCCTTCCAGTCCAGCCCGCCTTCCAGCAGCATCGGCCTGCCGGCACGCGCCGCGCCCGAATAGCCGTCCTCCAGTTCGCTCTTCAACCTTGAATACTGGTCGGGCGAGAGATTGCCGCCCTCCTTCGGCTGGTAGACGAGTGCGCCGGAGGGACGCGCCGAATTGTCGAGCAGCGCCTTGTTCCAGATCGCCGCGGCATTGGAGAGATCGAGCGCCATGGAGGCCGCCTCGAGCGGCGCAAAACCCAGCTGGTCGTCGAGCGGGTGAAACAGCCTGAGATGCAGGATCGCCTGCCCCTCGCCTGCCGCCGTATCGCCCGCCCGGTGGCGGCGCACATGGTTGCCGGTGCGGTATTCGTAGGCCTCCGGCCAGCCGTCGCGCCCCTCGACGATGCGCACCCGGTCAGGCCGCAGCAAGTGCAGTTCGCGCAAGTCCTCGCCCACCCGCACGCCCTCGACGAAGGCATTGCCGGCAAGCAGCAGGTGCCCGTAAAGCGTCTCGAAGAAATCCGTGCCCGCCATGCGCCCGTTCGGGTGGGAAAGCAGCGTAAGACGCGCATCGCCGGGCCGCTCGCTCTCGCCCTCATAGGCGAGCCAGGGCACCGAGGCGGCGGCCTCCGCGATCATCCGCACCGCGCGGTGCGCGATCGGGTTCTTCATGAAGCCTTCGCGCGACAGCGAGGCATAGGACCGGCTCGACCAGTGCGCCCGCCCCTCGGCCGTCAGCGTGAAGAAGCCCGACGCCTTGGTTTCCGCCGGCGCCGCGCGCCTTCGGGAGAAAATGGATGGCAGTTTCATGATGCCCTCGGTTCGTTGCAAAATGCGGTTGGTTCGGCGGAAGCGCCTCTACCCGCCCAGCGCGGCGAAAAATGCCCGCCCATAGCCCGCCACGCGCTCGGCGCGGTCCAGTCCGTTGATGATCCGCCGCGCGCCGATCCAGTCGGCGCGGCCGGGTGAAAAGCAGTCGGCCAGCCGCCGGCCGGTGAAGGCCCCGCGCAGCATGCCGACGACGAGGATTTCCACCGACACCGCCATCTCCATCGCCCGCTCGGGACGCTGCGCGAGATCGATGCCGATCAGCGATGACAGTCGCTCGTAGTTGCGCCGGTGCGTGATCTGGACAAGCCCGCGCCCAAGCCAGGTTCTGCCGTCGGCATCGCGCCGCCAGTAGGGCTCGGAGACCTGCGGCAGGCGCCCCTCGGCAAAGGCTCGGTCAAGGCGGCCGATCGCGGTGTCGTCGGTCGCCGCGAAGGTCTCGCGCACCGGCTGCATGCGCCCGCCCGTCTCGTGATGCGCCGTCGCCAGCATATAGGCGAGGAAACGCCTGTCGCCCGTTTCGCCGTACGTCCCGCCGCCCGCTTCGAAACGGTCGATGAGCGCCGTCATGCCGGCCACCTGCGCGCGCGCCAGCCGCCCGCCATAGAGCGGCCCGCGCACGCCGTCGAAAAAGCCCTTGCGATCGATTACCATCGTCATATCCCCCGCACGCGCGGTTCGCCCTGCCGGTCGAGCACCAGCGCCGTCAACGCCCAGACGAGCGCATCGAGCCGGTCCGGCGAGCGGCCGGAAGACAACCCGTCCGGGCCGAAATC